TAACTCCAGCTTGTCCTTGTTTTCCTGTTGGGTCTAAATATATAGGCCACGAGTCTCCACCTAAGTTTAACGTAGTAGATACTTCACATGAATATCTATCTTTGTGTCTAACTAAAACATCTCCTTTTTTATAAATTCTTGCATAGGAATAAGTAGGACTTAACTTTAGTGAAGTTTCTTTATTCATTTTGTCATTTAATTTACCAAGTAAAGTTTCCATTACTATATCACCATAGTGTGAATAAGTATTTGGAACTTGCTCGTCATTCCATACACCATACTCTGTATTAAAGGGTGACAAGTATTTTTGATCAAACAAAAACCTAGCTGCAGTTCTTTTGTTTAAAAAATATGTGTAAACAAAATCTGCTAGTTCAGTTGATATTGCTGCTTTTAATACTTTGTATTTATTTTTCTTAAACGACATTTAATACTCCTTTTGGTATTGCTTGGCAGTTCCAATGTATAAATCTAAACGGCTCAACACCCATATCAACTATGTATTGATGAGGCATGTATGATGGAAAAAATATCATTCGACCCGGTTCTGCTTTATAATGCACCTGTGACGATGCATAAGTAACTTTTGTTTTATCTATTTCAGGTAAAAGATTCATAAGATTACCCGGTCTTGGATCTTCAAACAAAGGCATAGATGTTTTGTCACTAGCTTTTAAAAAATAAAAACCAGACATATGTCCATTCCAATGTGTATGTAATGTATGATGACCACCTCCACTTTTAGCAAATTCTTGTACCCACATTTCTGTTGTAAATACTTGATGACCTTTTAAATCAAAACCCATTTCTACTAATAAATTATGACACGTTGCACCTATATAATCTGTCAGTATTTTAAATTGAGGATCATTCATTAAAGTTGTTGAATGATAAACACTACCCAGATCGCCTTTAGTTTTATTGGCTTTGTTACGTTTATTTATATCAGGTTGCATGTTTTTTTTAGCTTCATCAATATATTTATCTGAAGCTTTATTTATTTCATCAACAAATTCTGGTGCATCACCAAACCATATAGGACATTTAAAATGTTCCTCTATATTTAATTGTTTAGGGTAGGTTATTGGTTGTGGTTTTTTAATTCTTTTCTTTTTCTTTTTCATATCTTTCCTATTTAAATGGCCATCCAAGGTTCCAGATTACTAGACTATGTCTAATACCACTTTTGACCGGTTTAACTCTATGCCATACATCAGAAGGAAATACAACTAAAGAACCTTTAGATCTTATTTCTTTTAATATATGGGTATTTGCTTTTTTATCTGGATCACGGTTTCTAAAATCAAATTCTAACTCCCCACCTTTATATTCTTTGTCATTAGACAAAGATAATGTTACAGATAATTTTCTTTGTTTACCATATGAAGTAGGTTCTTCTGGTTTATCGTAAGGTCGATCCCAACTATCACAATGCCAATCATAGTACTGGCCTTTTTTATATTTTGTAAATTGACAAGACTCAGAAAAATCCCATTGAAAATTCCAATTAGCATCTCTGTTAGCTTGATGAATATAAGGGTGTATTGCATTATAAATCCAACGTTCGTTTAACCAAACAATATCTGAATCTCTTTTCTTTTTTAAATCTTGTACTTCTTTTTTATTTAATTTTTTATCACCGTAACTACCAGTCACAGCCATTTGATCTTGTATAGATTTTGCATAACGCACAATATCATCGCATACATGATGAGGTATGGCATCTTTAAACCAGTAATAATAATTCTGTAATTGCATATGTCTTTATAAAGAAAATATAACTTAGTTATATATTAAAGTAAAGAGTAATAAAAAGAATTGATCTAGATCAATTATGAAACTGACAAGGTTCCCGAGACTGTAAATACTGCAGTTTTTGTAGACCCTGGCGAAGGGTTCACAGAGTTAGCTCCGGGAGTAACTGTCACTGTTGCTGTATCAGGGAAATTTATTATTATCCTTCCAGAACCACCAGCTCCACTATTAGCTCCTGGTCCTGCTAATGTTATAGCTCCACCACCACTTCCTGAATTTACTGTACCTGGGTTTGCTGAACCACCTCCACCGGCTCCACCGCCGCCAGAACCACCAGCACCACCACTAGCTCCACAATCAGCACCTCCACCACCACCAGAAAACGTTCCATTGGTAGGTCCAAAGAAAGGAGTACCTAAAGATCCCATAACAGGAGTTACATCTTTTCCAGCTCCACCGGCTCCACCGGCTCCTCCTGGTCCAGGTGATCCAGCTGCTCCTGCTCCACCCCCACCACCAGCTGATCTTGCAGGTTGACTACCAGCACCTCCAGCATTACCAAAACCGTAAGTTCCTGAATCTCCAGATTGACCTGTCTGTGTTGCAGCCGCACCAGCTCCACATGAACTGTTTTCACCGCCTCGACCTCCACCGGAACCACCAGTTCCACCAGCTACACTGTCACCAGGAACTGATCCACCAAATCCACCACCTTTAGCTATTAAAATATCTGATTTAGTTGAATCACCAATAACACTATCTGTACCACTACCACCCTCTGAAAGCCAACCAGCACCAGCTCCACCACCACCAACTGTTATTGGAATTGTTTCAGCAAAATAGGGACCTGTTGTAGCAAATGTTTTTGAAAAACAATTGGGTGTAAGTATTAAACCACCTGCTCCACCTCCACCACCAGATGGGTGAGCTCCAGTTCCACCTCCACCAGCTGCCATAAATATACCTTTAGTGTTTATTGTAATAAGATTAGGTTTAGTCCAAGTCCCTGCTCTAACATTTGAATATACCGATTGCATTGACCAGACCCCTGGTGCGCTTGCTGCAACTGGAACAGTAAATGCATCTTCTTTAACTAAAACTATTCCTGATGCTCCTTGAGTTGTTGGGGCAGGTGAATTATATTGAGCACCTCCACCACCACCTGTATTAGTTGTTCCAGGATTTCCTGGACCACCAGAATTACCTCTACCACCATTTCCACCACCACCAGTTCCACCAGGAGAAACTCCTGGAGAAGGATTACATCCACCTCCACCTCCACCACCTGCAAAAGTACCACAAACAGAAACTCCGTTTGCTGGACCATTTGCTATATAAAAGGGTTGAGGCGCTGCGCCAAAAACGGAAGTTACTGGACTTCCTGCTCCACCACAAGATCCTGGTGCATTACCTCCTGCTGCACTAGCTCCACCACCTCCACCAGCTATCGCAGGAAACCCGGGTACTCCAGCTCCTCCAGGATTACCTTGACATGCTGTACCTGCTCCACCACAACCTTTTACACCAACACCACCACCGCCACCACCGCCAGATCCGCCAGCGGCTCCAGGAGTACCCCAACCATTTCCTTTACCACCACCTGTTGATGTTATAGGATTAGAGGGGTTTGCAAAAACTGAATTAGTTCCATTAGCACTTGAACCTCCACCACCAACTGTAACTGCTATTGTTGAAGGAGATAACGTTTGAGAAGTAAGTAATTGAAAACCACCAGCTCCACCACCGCCACCTCTACATCCAACTCCACCAGATCCGCCTCCAGCTACAACTAAAACTGCTCCAGATCTAGTGCCACCTAATGGTCCACATTGAACATTAAAATCTCCTGATGCAGTAAATGAGGTTATTTTTTGAGCTACAGGGTTACAACTAGCAGGCGTAAATGCATTATTTACTCCTATTACTCCGCCGTTTTGTGAGCTGTTTGTTGGGCTCGCCATATCTTAGTTCTCCTTATGCGGATACCCAAGCTAGTGCTGATGCATCCCAATTAAAATTATTGATTGGATCGTTTCTGTCTTTTCCTGTCCACTTTTGATTTGCTTCATCCCATAGAATTTCATAATGAGTATTTTTTACATCCCCTACAGCAAAGTCATTTATTCTTTGACCTGCTTGTTCATGACCTTCTGGATATACGTCTGCATCTACGTGTTCTTGTGTGTATGTTCCGTCTTCATAAGTTATAATTGTTGGATAAGTAACCGGTGCTTGCCAATCATCATTATCATCTAATGACCATGATGCATAAGGTTGTGGACTTATAAATATATTTTTTGCAGCGTCATAAGTAAAACCTATGCCTGCATATTGTTTTCTAAAATTGTGATTGTAAGAAGTTTGTTTCCAAGTGCCACCTTTAAAAAAGTTAATACACCATGTTTCTCCATCAACATGTTCATCCGATGGTACGCAATCGTTGCCTACAACGACTACTCTTAGGACTTTATTATCATTATCTAATTCTGCGAAATGTGCCATATTATTTTTCTCCTTAAAGTTTGTTTATATAATTTTTTATTCTTAGTGTCAATTAATCTTCTTTTATATTATGAAACTGTTAAAGTTCCTGAAACTGTAAATACTGCAGTTTTTGTTGATCCTGGAGAGGGATTAACTGAATTAGTTCCGGGAGTAACTGAAACGGTATTAGAATCAGGAAAGTTTATAATAATTCTTCCAGATCCACCAGCACCACCACCTGTTGCAGGAGTGCTTGGTCCACCTATTCCATAACCTGCTCCGGCACCACCACCTGTATTAGTATCACCTGACGTACCTTGTCTAAATACTTGAGGACTAGCTCCGGGTTGTCCTTCTCCACCACCACCACAACCTGGATTACCACCAGGACCTCCACATCTTGAAGCACCACCACCGCCACCAAATACTCCATTACTTCCACCATAAAAAGGTGTGCCTAATGCTCCCATAACGGGTTGAACATCTTTACCAGTACCTCCATTACCTCCAGAACCTGGTTGACCAGCTTGACCAACAGTGCCACCACCACCTCCACCACCACCTGCTCTTGATGGCGCTACACCTACTCCACCAACATTACCAAATCCATATGTTCCTGAATCTCCTGACGCACATGCTTGAGTAGTTCCACCACCAGAACCAGTACCTTGTCCATAACCTCCACCACCAGAACCTCCAGGTTGACCATCTGCTTGTAAACAAGATCCTCCGGAAGTACCACCACCTACAGCTGTTAATTTATTTATAGCTGAACCAACTACACTATTAGTTCCAGGATTACCTAAAGTATTCCAACCTACTGCTGCTCCACCAGCACCTATTGTAATTGGAATTGCAGATCCTGATTCACCACAAAACGTTGCAGTATAAGAGTTAGGTGTAAGTACAACACCTCCACCACCTCCACCACCACCAGATGGATATGCTTGAGTTCCACCTCCACCAGCAACCATAAATATACCTTTAGTAGCCATTGTAAACGTTGGAATAAATGTTGGCCATACTCCTTGTTTTACGAAATCATATACGCTGTTCATTGACCAAACACCTGGTGAGCTTGCTGGAACAAATGCTGCAGCTTCTTTAATAACTACGACACCTGGACCTCCGTTACCACCAATTTTTGATGATCCGGCTACACCACCACCGCCTCCACCACCGCCTGTGTTAGCTCCACCTGCTGTACCTGCTGCAGGTGCGGGAGGACTTTGTCCACCTTGACCACCAGCTCCACCACCACCAGTACCTCCTGCTCCACCACAACCAGTTGCAGGATAACCACCACCGCCACCACCACCACCTGCGTATACTACAGGACTTCCTGTTAATGAATTTGCTAAACCATTTCCACCAGCACTACCTGTTACTGAACCTGGATTAGGTGTTCCGGCTCCACCAGCTCCACCACCACCAGCGTTTCCATAATTTGAACCACCACCAGTACCACCGGCATTACCTTGACATGCTGTTGCTGTTCCTCCTGTTCTCGGAGAACTTGTTCCTGGAAAACCTCCAGCTGATCCTCCACCAGAACCTCCTGGACCACCTGGTATTTGAGCACAACTTTGAGCTCCGCCACCGCCACCAGCTACTGCTGTTAATGAATTAAATGTTGAATTATTTCCTGGAACTTTGCAAGCACTACCGGTTCCTCCACCACCAACAACGACTGCATAGTCTGTGCCACCAACTACAGGAGATGAACAGTTTACTAACATACCACCACCACCTCCACCACCGCCACCACCACCGCCAGCTCCTCCACCAGCTACTGCTAATACTTGAACATTACCTGTTGCTTGTGCTGTTAAAGTTCCTGATGAGGTAAATGAAGTTGTTTTTGATGATAAACACTGTGATGGAGTTACAGTATTGACTGGTCCGATAATTCCGCCATTTGCCATAGCTTGTTACCTCCCTATGATATTACGTCGTATGATACAAATAAATCAAGATCACCCGCCGCACTCGCTCCACCTTTTAAAATGTCACCTTCCATCATATAGATTGGCGTATCTAATAAAACTAAAGATGCGTCCGCTGGGACTGAAATTGTTTTTGCTAAATAAACTGTTGCGTCTGCTCCAGTTGTAGTAACGCCTGCTGCGCCACTTCCTAAACCATCAATAAATAAATCTACATTTGCTGCTGAAGTTCCATCAACGTTTGCTACTGTAATTCTATTTACTTTAACAATAACACCTGATCCACTAACTGTCATTAAAGTAGCAGTTGTAGTTGCTGTTAAATTAAAACCAGCATTTCCACCGTTGATTGTTGTTACGTTTACTATATTTGGGTTTGCCATAATTTTTTTCCTTCTAGTTTATTATCCGAAAATCATTGCCATTGCAATAGCTTTTCCTGTTGATACTCCAGTATTATTTACAAATGAAGCTGTAGTACCATTACTTTCTAATATTTGTCCATTACTTCCCATAGTAATTCCACCAAAAGCACCACTATTATTAAATTGTATTTGTTTATCTGATCCTCCTGGAGTTCCTACTGTGTCTATTTCTACTTCAATTATATTTGGATTAGTACCATCATCTGCTTTTGCAGATATTACTTTCCAAGTTTTACTTGTTGCTCCAAATGTTACACTTGTTCCTGAACCAGAAACATATTGAAATTCTACTGTGTGTGAACCAGAAGTTGAGTTTTTAACAAAGTAAAAATTTTCTACATCTAA